GTTGATAGAGGGACACAAGAAAGAACAACCAAAAAAGGATACAATAGAGGCAAGGTAGAAGGTAATAGATTCTGGACTGATTCAATAGAAAACAATAAAAATGAAGCAATCGAAAATATATTTACAGGAATTGAAAGAGCAATAACAAGAATACTTAATAGATAATAATTATGACAATTATAAATGGATTCTCAAAATTTTCTATTACAACCGATATAAGAAATTTATTGTTACAAAATGAAGAATTAGCATCATTGGTTGGAACAAATATATTTCCAGTAATAGCACCTGAAGAAACCGCTGGAGATTTTATAATATATTATAGAGATCAATATTCAAAGGAATATGCAGGTGATATAATAACTTTAGAAGCATGTAAAATATTTTTTGCTATTGTAAGTGAAGACTACGATAGGTCAATTCAAATAACAGAATTAGTAAATAAAATTATAGAAGGAACACATTATAATACAGATAATTATATGTATAAATGCTTATTAAAAGATAGTACAGAAGATTATCAAGATAAAAAATATATTCAAATATTATTATTTGAAGTAATATAAAAATAAATATAATAAATAATAAAACAATTAAAATAATAAAAAAATGGGATACAACGTAAATACAGATTTAATTTTAGGTAATAGTTTAATGTTATATGTTAATAATGAACCTATTGCCTTTGCAAAGACCCTTGATTTGACAGTGACGGGGGCCGAAATTGACACCACAAATAAAATGAGCGGAAAGTTTAAAGCAAGTATGACTGGCATGCTTTCTTATACTATAACATCAGACTTTTTGTACACTCCAGCAAGCGGTGATACATCTTATAATACATTGTTAGGTATTATGTTAGCTGGTCAATCACTTAATTTTGTGGTTGGAACAACTACAGATTCTCAAACATTTGCCATGAGCAAAGGTTTATATTCAGGAACTGCTAATATAACGAGTTTATCATTGAAGGCCGAAGATAATCAAATAGTTACATGTTCTATCAACTTACAAGGTAGCGGAGCACTTGTACAAGTTACCACTTAATAATAAAAATAATAACATTTAAAATAGAAAAAGGTTGATATATTGATTTATATCAATCTTTTTTTTTATATATTATATCTGACATAAAAAGTACATATATAATATAAAATAGAAATTAAAAATAATTAAATAAAAATATATACTATGAATATAAAATTAAATATAAAAAGTATGATAAAATATGAATTGTTAACTAAAAAAAGTTACAATAATATTGATTATGGTGATGTAGATGATGTTATGAATTTATTATATTGTATTGTTATAAGTAATAACGATATAATAATGTTATATGAAGAATTTTATGATATAATGAAAAATGGTGATAAATTATCCCAAGAAATAAGTGATAAATTTTCAAAATTATTATCATATACAAATCAGTTTATAATCAAAGAAAATGATGATAAAGAAAATGAGAACAAAGAAAATAATAAAAAGGAAAATAAGAATAAAGAAATTGTATATATAAAAGATATAGCATCTTATTTAGTTGTATATTTAAAAATGGATGTTAATTATGTTATGAATGATTTAACAATCGAAGAACTACATCTTTATATCGATGCATATAATAAAAAAAGAAAAGAAGAATTAGAAGAAGAAAGATTGTTTGCATATTTAACCATGTTACCACATATTGATGCAAAAAAATTTGATAATCCACAAAAAATTTATCCATTCTTTTGGGAGCTTGAAGAAGAAAATGAAGAAATTAAAAAAACAGATGAGGAGATAAAAAATAATTTTGATGAAATAATGAAAAATTCCAAAGAATTAATAGATAGAATAAATAATACAAATAATAAAATACAATAATTATGGCTAATTTAAGTTTCGCAGTTGCTGTAAATCTTTTAACAGAAAAATTTCAAAGTGGTAAAAACAAATTGCTGAGTAGTTTTAATGAAATTAAAATGAGAGGCATTGAGTTGGCTAGTATATTTGGTGTTGGTTTAGGATTTAGTGCTTTACTTGAAAAAATGATAGAAGTAACAAAAGAATCATCGGCTGCAAATCAGGTACTTAAAAATGTAAGTAATACAAGTTATGAACTTGTTAAAAATCAACGATTTCTAATTGAAACCGCAAACAAATTTGGTCTTTCTGTGAATGATTTGACAATGAAGTATGCACGCTTTTCACAAGCAGCTAAGGGAAGCAATATGAGCATGAAAGATCAACAAATTATATTTTCAGGTTTTGCAAGTCAAGTCACAAAAATGGGTGGTAGCACTGAAATATTAGATGGTACATTTGAGGCTTTGACTAGAATGATGACAGTTGGTACAATTTCTGGTCGAAATTTTCAAAGACTAATAGGTCAAATACCTGGATCTACTGAAATTTTTGCCAAAGCATTAGGAATGACAAACTCACAATTTGCCACAATGTTAAAAAGTGGAAAAGCAGTATCAAGTGAAGTTTTAGTAAATGTTGGAAAATATTTAAATGAAATTAATAAAGGCGTTGAGACTAATACGCTAGAAGGATCTATAAATAGACTTAATAACGCCTTTGATGAATTGACTAAAAGTACAAGATTTGAAAAATTTTATAAAGGTATAATTGACGGAACAGTTAATATTGTTAATTTTATTGAAGAGCATATCCAAGAAGTGGGTAATTTTATAGTTTCGATAGTCACTGGCGTAATAATTGGAAAAGGACTTAGAAAATTTCTTAATACCTATCATGAGATAACTGAAGCCACTGAAAAATTTTATTTGAGGCAAGCAGCAGCTGCCACTTCACTTGCTGAAAAAGAGGAAATTGCAATGAGATTTTTATCAGCGAGAAGTAAGGCATTTTTTGATACTATTAGAGTTTCTGCTACAAAACTATTTTATTCTTTAGGCCCGATGATTTTTATCAGCATTATTTCTGAAATTGTACTTCATTTAAAAGAATGGCTTGATAAACAAAATGAAATTAATAAAGCTTATTCTGATTATTTAGATGAAGAAAAAAAAGCAAAAAATGCATCTGATCATAGTAGTGAAATATTGACTTTACAAGCAGAATTGTCAATAATGAATGATAAAAAAAGTACACAAGACCAACAACAGGCAGCACATAAAAAAATATTGGAACTATTGGGTCTTCAAAAGACTTATGAAGGCGATATTAATAAAATAGTTGCAGATAGAATTAAATTATTAGAAGCAACAGCAACGCAAGATTTTTATATTAATAAAATTGTACAAAAAAATGCTGAAATTGATGATATAAGTGCTAAATACAATCTAAGTAGTGACAAAATGAAAGATCTTGCAGAGAAAAGAAAAAAAGAAGGATTTAGTAAAGATTTTCAAGATCAATTGGTTGCAGCATTTAAAGGACATAGTCTACTTGACGTACCAGGTAATATTGACATAGATTTATTTAAGGTATATTCAGATATGCAAATTGTTAATAATGCACAATCTAAAGTTAATACTGCTGTAAAAAATGCTAATGCTTTGATTGAAAAAGATAAAACTAATTTAGGAGATGGAGATGGCGATGGTGATGGTAATGGTGAAAAACCTAAATCTGAAAGACAAAAGTTAGAAGAAGAATATTATAAAAAATTAAGAGAATTAAAGAATCAATTAGAAAATAATGTTATTTCCCAAAAAGAATATAATAAACAACTTTATGAATTACAAGATAGTACTTATAAAAAAGGAGCTGCTATTGAATCAAAAGAAAAATTAGAACATGATCCATTTCTTCAAGGAATTAAAAAAGCCATGGAGCCATTAATAACCCATATAACAAATGATTATAATGATAAAGCAGCAGAATTAAAAGAACAACTTGATAAAGGAATAATTACACAAGAAGAATACAATTCTTCAATGAAAGATTTAACTGACGAAACTATTAAGAGTTTAAGAGGTATTAAAAATGTTGATTTAGCAAATAATAAATTTTATAAGGAATTAACAGAGCAAAGTAAAAATTTCGATTATACACAACATACAGATGATTTTAATAAAAGTATTGATTTACTTAACAAAGAATTTAAATATGGTATTATAAATCAATATGAATTAAATGATGCTACATTAAACACAGTAGAATCACAAATGCGGTATATGTTAAGTTTAGGCAAACTTACAGATGAACAAGAAAAACTATTATCAACATTAGGAGAAAAAAGAAATAAATTATTAAAAATTGATTATTCAATTTCAAGCATAAAAGAAACACCTGTTGATAACACATTTGATTATAAGAAAACTAATGCAGAAAAAATAGAAGATAAAATTAATAATGATAAATCA